AATGTGAATATTGTTATGGCGATCCTGTACCTGAAGAAGATCAAGAAGATTGTGAATGTCCAACATGTGGTGGAGAAGGTGGATACGATGATTTAGTTCGTAAAGAAAATGGCGAACTAATTGGTGGATTGACAGATTTATATCTTGATCTACCTAATCGTGCAGAGAATCGTTTCACAGATGCTCACACTGGTACGTTTGACATTCGTGTAGGTAAAGTGGTAGAGATGCCAATGGATCAATGTAGATGGAACACAGATGACTGTGGTGCAGCAGGTTTACATTTTACTAGTGATGAGATTCATTATGTAGGATGTGGCGACCAGTCTGTCCTAGTTCTAATTAATCCAATGAAGGTTGTTGGTATTGGTGAAAGTAAAGGTAGATGTTATGAGTATCTACCAATCATGACTGTACCACGTGAAGAAGCTACTAGCTTGTTACACGATCTAGACTTTGACACTCTTGAGCTTGATGACGCATATGCTATCAATGAATTAGATGGCTTAGCTGATAAAGTTAAAGCAGGATTTGCAGCTGAAGCTAAGAAGCATGCAGTTAATTTCCCTACCATATCTATGAATGATGTGAGAGATATAGTTAACTCTCTTAATAAGATGAAGGCTGTTATTGGTGACAGAGTTAAGTCCATATAGTTGTTATGTTGGGAGTAAATGTTATATTTGCTCCCAACTAATACAATTATGGCTAAGAGAAAAGTAATACCTAAGACTAGAAATAGTGGAACAATGACAGAATCAGCATTCTGGAGTTTCATTAGAAGTGGTCTAAGGCAGAAGTCTAGATGGTGGAAACCAATAGCAGAATGTAAAGCGAAAGCTAANCGTCCTTACAAGGGTCCATTAAAGAGACAGAAGTTTGAATATCAGTGTAATCAATGCAAGAATTGGTTTCCTGATAAGAAGATTAATGTGGATCATATTTGCCCAGCAGGAAGTCTTAATTCTGCACAAGACCTACCAGGATTCATTGAGAGGTTGTTTTGTGAAGTAGATAATCTACAGGTATTATGTGAAACATGTCACAATGCTAAAACAAAATCAGAAAAAGATGCGAAAGGAACTACAAAAGTTGTACAAGCCAGAAATGGACTCTAAAGTACAATGGGCAGACTTAACTTCAGATGAGGTTAGGAAATGTTACAAGTTAGGTGAAGACTTTATAATTATTCATAAAGAAGATGTTATGATCTTGACACCACATCAGTTACAAAATGAAATAGTTGGTAAGACAGATTCAGGACGTCAGTATGAATTGTTTGCTTACCTATGGAATCCAACTAAAAAAATAAGCGAACTATAATGGGAGAAATACAAGCAACAGTATCAATCAATAAGAACTCTTCATTCACAGAGATATGGTATGAAGGATCTGTAGAGTTTAATGGTAAGACACATAACTTCTGGCTAGTTAATCCTAGAGGATTAGATGAGCAAGGTCGTGAATACGAAATAGAAGTTAGGTGGTGGTTTAAGCGTGTCCCTATGGAAGTAAGGAGAATGCATGACCAAATAGTAGAAGCATATTACGAATCACAAAACAAAAAACAAAATGATAAAGGGAACGAGTAAAACAGAAGCAAGTTATAGAGCTATCGTAATGGATAGCTCTTCTAGTCTAAAGGAGTTTTCACAAGACAGAAAGAAGTATTATCGTAAGTATGTACTTGGTGAGAAAGTTGTAGATGAGGACAATAAAGCAGCAACTATGGGTAGGTTGGTTGAGACCAAGTTAATGGAACCAGAGTTGTTTGATGAGAAGTTCTATCTATCTACATGTCAAAGTGTACCAACAGGATTGATGTTAGATTTTGTAGAAGCTTTATACAAACATATGAAGGAGGCTACAAATGAATCAGGAGAGATAACTCGTGAGTTTGCTGATGTAGCACAAGATGCATATAAAGATTCAGGATTCAAGATTACGTATGAAGCTGTCATGAAGAAGTTCATAGACTCTGAAGCAGAGGCGTATTTTGATGAGATTATGTTAGTTAGAAGCAAAGGCATGACAGTTGTTAGCATCAATGATGTCACAAATTCTGAAAATATTGTGACAGAATTAAGGACTAATCCTATCACTGCATCTATAGTTAATCAAACAAATACATACAAGTTAGATGTACACAATCAACTCCAGGTAGAAGACTATCAAGTGCATGGTCATAAGTTTAAGAGTATGATGGACAAGGTGATTATAGATCATGAGAATAAAATTATTCAAGTTTATGATTTAAAATGTACCTGGAGTGTTGAAGGTTTCTATAAAGAATATTATCTTTACAGAAGAGCATATATTCAAGCATTCTTATACTGGCATGCTGCACATTATCGTTTCAAAGGACTAGTAGATGATGGATATACAGTTGCCTATCCTAGTTTTATTGTCTGTGATAGCACTAACTATTTTAGTCCTCTCATCTATACACTAGATACAGAAGACATGGAAAATGCTAGAGATGGTTTTAATCTTAAAGGATATGTCTATCCAGGTGTATTAGAAACAATAGACGATCTTAAATGGGCTATTGAGAATGACGTGTGGAATATATCTCGTAAGAATTATTCAAATGGTGGTATTGTAAACATTAAAGGATAAATGGAGTTAAAGAAAACAATCACAAGTATATTTATAGTGCCCACTCTTAAAATCAATAGAGATAAGCTTAAAGAAAATGGCTATCTAAATGGTTATATGAGCGATGTTAGAAGAGATGTACAGTATCAAAATGCTGTATATCTCTTATTCCAACCAACTAATCTTGATAGATTTAGAGAGTTTTTAATTAATGAATCAGAACGTACAAGACAATTAATCGATGATTATGATTATGAAGATGGTTTTGTAGTTGTTGTATATACATTAGATAAAAAATGGAAGAAAGATTTTGCACTTGTTAGAGAAGGTTTGTATTCTCAAACATCTCAAGAGTTTCAAGATGATTTTCCAAAAGTTATTAAGATTATAAAAAGTGGTTTACATAGAGATGAAATATCTTTACAATATAGAATCTTTAAAAAGACAGATGACTTACGTACATATTGGGAAGATAGACTCGACATGCAGTTTACAGAAGATATGGAAGTATGGAATGGTTTTGATATAGATAATGAAGAATTAGATTTAGACAAAATTAAACAAGAAGAATTAGTATGAAAGGAATAGAATTATTAGAGCAGAATCCAAATACTGCTAAGCTTATATGTAGCTATTATTTGGAAATTATGATTGAATCTTTAAAGCATGAAGGATTACCTGAAGACTTTAAGGAAAGCATCAGAGAAGAAGGAATAGATAATCGTAATGTTGGTGCTATCCTTGATGGTAATCCTAGAAACCTATTTGATTTCTTTGATAGTCAATCACTTTTTATAAATATCATGACAGAAAAAGGTGAAACCTTTAGTTATAAAATTATAATTAATGAGATTGGCGTGAGTAGTACTTTGATGGCTAAAACAAGAAAAGAAGCTGAAAAAGAAGCAATTATTGCAGCGATAGGTATGCTAGAAACTAGACTAACTAATTCAATTATTGATAAGGAAAATGGTTAAACTTAATTTTCAAAAGTGGTTGTTTGGTAAGGGTTACAAAGTTACATTTGTGGCCCTTATTTTTTTAACAACACATAAACAATTAAACGTATGGATTTAGGATTAGAAGCCTTGAGTAAAATTACAGTTTTTAGCAAGTATGCAAAATTTATTCCTGAGCTAAACAGGAGAGAGACGTGGGATGAAATCATTAGTCGTTATGAGGCAATGATGATCAAGAAGTATCCTTATTTAGAGGAGTCAATCAAGGAGTCTATTCCAATGATTAGAGACAAGAAGATCTTACCTTCTATGAGAGCACTACAGTTTGCTGGTGCTGCTGCTGAAGTTAACAACGCTCGTATATACAACTGTTGTTACTTACCAATTGATAGTATTCATAGTTTCTCTGAGACAATGTTCTTATTGTTAGGAGGTACAGGTGTAGGCTATTCAGTACAAACACATCATGTTTTCGAACTACCAGACATCACTAAACCAGGCAAACCTCGTACCTATCTAATTGAGGATAGTATTATGGGTTGGGCTGATGCTGTAAAAGTGCTAATGAAAGCTTATCTAGAAGGTGGATTCATGCCTAAGTTTGACTTTCGTGCTATTCGTGAGAAAGGTGCACGTCTTGTAACAGCAGGTGGTAAAGCACCAGGACCAGAGCCATTGAAGATTTGTCTTACACACATTCAAGCCATCTTAGATAGAAAAGGTCCAGGTGAAGGATTATCCACTCTAGAATGTCATGATATACTATGTCACATTGCTAACTCAGTGTTAGCTGGTGGTATACGTAGAAGTGCAATGATTTGTTTGTTTGATTATACAGATGAAGAGATGATTACATGTAAATATGGCAACTGGTGGGAGCTTAACGAACAACGTGGACGTTCTAACAACTCTGCAGTGTTACCTCGTGGTGAAGTGAGCAAAGAGCAATTTATGGATCTATGGAAACGTGTAGAAGCATCAGGATCTGGAGAACCAGGTTTGTATTGGAGTAATGAATTAGATTGGGGAACAAACCCATGTTGTGAAATTGCATTACGCCCTTACCAATTTTGTAATCTATGTGAAGTGAATGTAAGTGACATAGAAGACCAGTATGATTTAAACAATCGTGTAGCTGCTGCAGCATTCTTTGGCACCTTACAGGCAGGTTTTACTGACTTCCACTACCTTCGTCCTGTTTGGTCTAAAACAACTCAGCACGATGCTTTATTAGGTATTGGTATGACTGGTATAGGAAGTGGAGAAATTATGAAATACGACTTAAAGATGGCAGCCACTGTAGCTAAGAAAGTTAATCAGATGATCTCTGAGAAAACTGGCATTAATGAAGCAGCTCGTATTAGTTGTGTTAAACCTTCAGGTACTACATCTCTAGTGTTAGGAACTGCTTCTGGTATTCATGCTTGGCATAATGATTATTATTTACGTACAATGCGTTTCAACAAGAACGAAGACATTGCACAGTATCTAATTGCTAATCATCCTGAGTTATGTGAAGATGATGTATTACGTCCTACAGATACTGTATGTGTACGTATTCCTGTTAAAGCGCCAGAAGGTTCTATATTACGTACTGAGACAGCTCTTGATACACTAGAAAGAGTTAAACATTTCTCTACTAACTGGATTGGTTCAGGACATATAGATGGAGAGAACACTCATAACGTAAGTGCTACCATCTCTGTTAAAGAAGATGAGTGGAAGATTGTAGGTGATTGGATGTGGGACAATCGTGAATTCTATAATGGTTTATCTGTACTACCTTATTGGGGTGGGTCTTATCAGCAAGCTCCTTTCGAGGACATCACTGAAGAGAAATATAATTCACTTATTAGTGAACTTAAAGAGATCGACATCACTAAAATTAAAGAGCTACATGATGCAGTTAACTTCAACGAATCAGTTGCCTGTGGTGGAGGTGCCTGCGAGCTTGTCTAAGGAGTTCTTAGCAAGCAGAGGGTCATGTTGTGGTAGTAAGTGCTTAAATTGTCCTTACACTCCTAAGTGGGTTAAGGGATCTAAAGATTAGTATTTAGATTGTGAAGAGTTCCAAATAGCTTAGAGGTTTTGCTTCTAGGCTATTTTATTTTTAATGAATATTTTGTATCTTTATATAACAAAAAATAAACGAAATGGCAAAAAAGCAAACAGAATTAGCTTCAGGTAAATCTAAGCTAGAGGACGCATTAGACGCGCTCAACAAAAAGTATGGCGTAGGTACCATACTATCACTAGGTGATAAAAACCACAATGAATATGATCTTATTTCTACAGGGTCTATTGCATTTGACTACATCGCTCTAGGTGTAGGAGGTTTCGTTAAAGGGAAACTTTATGAACTTGTAGGCTGGGAAGGTTCAGGTAAATCTACTATATGTGGACATGCTGTAGCTAACTGTCAAGCTGATGGTGGCAAGGTTTTGTACATCGATGGCGAGCATGCTGTTGACCCTAACTATTTTGCATCATTAGGTGTAGATATTGAAAGCATGTTAATTGCTCAGCCAACTTGTGGCGAGGAGGGTTTCCAAATTGCTATGGATATGATTAACACTGGAGAGATTGATCTTGTTATNATTGACTCAGATTCATCTTTAATCCCTAAGAAAGTCTTAGATGGTGAGGTNGGTGATAGTTCTATTGGTAGAAAGGCTAAACTTAATAGTGATGTCTATCCTAAGCTAAAGGGCATTCTATCTAAACATCAAGCTTGTGTTATTGTTGTATCTCAATATCGTGAGAAGATTGGTGTAATGTTTGGTGATCCTCGTACAACTCAGGGAGGTCATGCACTAAAGTTCTATAGCGATGTACGTGTAGAAGTTAGCAAGACTCTTGCTAAGGAAGGTACAGAAGCTTATGGTAATCTAACTAAGATTAAGACTATCAAGAACAAGATGGCCCCTCCTTTTAAAGGTGTAGAGTTTGAAATTGTATTTGGCGTAGGTATTGATCGTATGTTAGAGGTCATGGATATGGCTAGTGAGTTTGAAATCCTACGTAAGTATGGTAAGACAATCACATACAAAGAAACTAAATATGATCTTGATGAGTTTACAAAAATACTTATAGATCATCCTGAATTCTTTGATTCATTAAAGGAAGAAATTGTTAATAAACTATCTAATCAAGAAATAATTAAAATAGAAGAACATGAAAGTACACTTCAAGAAATTAGTACAGGAAGCACAAACGCCTAAGTTTGGTAAGCCAGGAGATGCAGGTGCAGATCTTGTAGCTACAACCATGTCAAATCATGATGATCATCTTGTATATGGTGTAGGATTAGCAGTAGAGATACCAGAAGGAATGGTGGGACTTGTATTTCCACGTTCTTCCATACGTCAAACAGATTTATTTATGGCTAATTCTGTAGGCGTTATAGACTCTGGATATCGTGGTGAGATCTTTATAACATTTAATGTTAAAAAAGGAGCTACTAGATGGTATCAAGTGGGTGATCGTATTGCTCAGCTGGTAATCATGCCAGTACCATTAGTTAAATATGTAGAGGTAGATGAACTATCAGAAACAGAAAGAGGAATAGCAGGACATGGTAGCACAGGAGTGTAGTGTAGATGGCTGCAACAATCGTGTATGGGGAAAGGGTTTATGTTTGAGTCACATCAAGCGTAAACCCATCACTCCTAAACGAGGTGGGCTGATATCAGTTAAGCGTGATATGTTTGTGCAGAAGACTAAGATAGAAACAATGAGAAACTTGTTCTTAGAAATCTGGAAAGAACGCAAACATTACTCAGAAGTGAGTGGAGATTACTTAGGGAAGGAACCATTATCAACATTCTTTCATCACATCCTTCCTAAGAATAAATATCCTGATCTAGAATATGATAAATCTAATATTATTTTATTAACTTTGGATGAGCATACTGATGTTGAATCATGTATGTACAAATTTGAAGAAGTAAACAAGAGACGTATTGAACTTTTAAATAAAATAAACCAATGACAAACCAATTTTTTTACACTCGTATAGAGGGTGATAAAGAGTTTACAGACTCTTTTAATGTAAACAAAGTAATTCGCAGCATTGCATTTAATGATGAGCTAGTTATTCTACTAGATGATATCCATGAACGTGTTGAGGAGGTTCCTACACACAATCCTAAGACTGGCAAAGTAGTAGGTGTACAACGTAAGCGTGACATCTTCCAATCAGATATTCATTTGAAAGGTGATGATATTGCAAGATTTAAGAAACTAACTAATATTGAAGCATAATGACTGATTTTAAAAAACTACGTGGTAACAGATTGTTACTAGACCTTCCTAAGAAAGATGAAGGTAAACTTATTGTTGATGACAACACAAAAGAAGCTCTTGAAAGAGAAATGATGCAAAAGCTTAATAAGCTTACAGTGCATGCTGTTGGTGATCTTGTTACAGACATCAAGGTAGGTGATGAGATCTTGGTAGATCCAGCATCTTTAGGTAAAGCGCCAGTGATCCCTATCAATGGTGAGAATAAGTTATTAGTATCACCATTTGATGTAATCCTTGTTTGGTAATGAATATAATTAGCGCAACTTATGGTGGTGTAGATTGTTTACACATAGTTAGATCTAAAGTTAAAGGCAATAGATTAATCATTATGGCAAACAATGATATTGTTGGAGATCCTTCACCAGGAAATAGAAAAAGTTTAGTTGTAAGAGTTGATACAGAAACTATAACAGTAGAAGAGGGTGGACTACTTGTCTATCCTTCTAGTAATAATGATAGACTTGGTATATTCTATTCAAACAATGTTAATCCAAAAATCAACAACGCCATAGTTGCATCATTAAAGAGTATAGAAAAAGCTGCTGAAGGAAAAGCTGATATTCTTACATGTATGTGGAGATCTCAACCAGAAAATCCTTTTCCTGAATACATTGCTTGGACACAAACGTTTGCTCATCTAAATCAATTGTTGCAAGTTATGCAACTGTTGTATGTAGCTAGAAACATAAACAATTATAAATATGTGTCATTTCTAGAACATGATGTGTTGTACCCAGAGAGTTACTTTGATTATCCTGATGTAAATGAAGGAGAAGTTATAACTAACATGAACTATATGGGCATATGTAAAGATGGATTCCAAGGAGTGCCAACCAAACATGAGCCCTTTCATCAAATGACTATGAGATTTGATGAGGCTATCGCTCACTGTGAATCTATTCTAGCTAACGCATTAGTAAATAATTCAGGATTAATTGAACCTCAGGTAGGTAATATCGTTAGAACTCAATGGGAATGTGTAAATCCTGCTGTTCATATTAATCATGGACATCATTTTACGTCTCATTATAATATATATTCTAGTACAGATTTAAGTAAAACAAATCCTTATTGGGGAAACCATGATAATTATTTACAGTTATTTTAAAAAGAAAAAGGGAGCCACATGGTTCCCTTTTTACTTAACAAAATGAATCACAAATTTAATCGAAACGAACAAAAATCTATTTAGAAAGTCTTTTCTGCTTCATAGGAAGCATAGGACTTTTAAGTCTACTTGGTGTGTCAGCCTCTCTCATATAATTACCATTAATTGGTTTAGGAGGTGCCACCTTAGGTGCTTTTGCAGGCTTGTGCATTTTAAGCACAGGTTTTTTTTTCTTCATATTCTTCCATTAAAGCATCTATCAAATAATCAATATTATTTAAAATCTTCATTCTTAATCCATAAGCAGCGTCATCACAATTCTGTATGTTTTCCATAACATCCATCATTGTGTCAAGTAACTCTTTTGCTCCTGAATTACTTGCAGCCATATTTACATTTCTTCATAGAGCCACCTTTCTTCATCATAGGATCTGCCATCATTGATGAGCCCATCATTGCTTTCTTTATAGAAGCACCAGACTTAGCTTTCTTTTTAGCACCAGCAATACGATCAGCAGCTGTAGGATTAGGATTCTTATCGATACCAGCTTTCACTGATAACATACCAAACTCTCCACCATCTTTTGCTTTGCCACCCATTTTCATAGTTTTCTTAGTAGCAGGTTTAATCATCATCTTTTTCATATTATTTCTTTTTAGACATTTTCTTCATCATCATCTTAGGTGCTACTTTACCACCCATTTTTTGTTTAGGAATCTTATTAAGATCTTGTTTATTCTTGATAGCATTAACCCCTGCCTTTATACCAGAACCAATTGCGCTTGTTGTTGCTGCAATAGGTGCCATTACACCTCGTGCAACTGTACTTGCAACTTTATTAGCACCACGAAGAACTTTACCAGCAGTAGTTTTAGCTTTAGTATTTTGGTAATCAGTAGAATCAGTAGTCATAGCGTTTCTCATATCTCCTCTAAAGCCCTCACCAAAACCTAATCTTTTGGTAACTTCTCCTGTTCTTGTGATACCTTTCTCTACTGTATCACCATCTTTAGCTTTACGTTTAATAACCTTTTTCATATTATTTCTTTTTAGTTTGAGCTTTAATCTTCTTTTCCTGCTTTAGCATTGCTGAAGTTGGCTTCTTTCCACTTCCTTTGTTGGCACGAATATTGTCCCACAAACCACGCTTAGACATAGATCCATCAGCACGTTTAATCATTCCACCTGCTTTCATATTATTGTTAGCATTCTTAAGAATTCTATCATTATTAGCTTTTTGCTCTGCTGTTAATTTGAATGCTGGTGGAGGAGTTTCATTGTACTTATTAATGTTTAACCTTTTTAAAATTGCATCTGTCTCTCTTCCCACTTTTTTGTCAAATGGTGTTAATGCAAATTTTTGAGCTTCTACTTTTTCAGCTAAAGTTAACACTTTAGGAGCTTTTTTAACTGCAGCTTTTTCAGTGCCTTTAATTGCACTTTTAATTAATCCTTTTACTAAACTTCCAACTTGAGCTTTCTTTAATTTTTTCATGTTAACACTTCCACTTTCGTAGAGATTTATTGATTCTTGAATTAGGATCGTTTGCAGTTTTAGCAGACGTTAGTTTCTTTTTCATGCCTGACATCCTAGCACAGAATGATTTCTTGCGAGGACCACCTTCAGGTTGTGGAGCTTTTAAACCAGGCTTACCTGGGTTAGCTCTGTTGTAGGAAGCCCTACCTTTTGCATTTAGGCCACCAGAAGGATTCTTACCTTCCTTTCTTTGCCATGCTTCGCTTTTTGCCATAGTCAGGATTATCTTTATGCCACTTCTTAACTGAAGCAACACCTTGTTTAACAGTTTTAGCTCTAGATTTAGCAGTGAGATTAATCTTATCCCACTTACCAGCAGAAGGACCAGCTGTATGATCTACAACTATATCTCCTTTATCACCTATACCCTTATCAACCTTCTTCTTAAATACCTTATGTGTCTGACCACCAGCTTTAACGATAGCTTTCTTTGCCATTATCTTTTCTTAATAGGTTGAACTTTAGATAGATCTTTCTTAACCTTAGTCATCCACATCTTTTCTTTCTTAGGCTTCATGGCTTTCTTAACCTTGCTGAAAGCATCTAGTTTAGTAGTCTTTCTCATTATTTCTTAACGCAGTTATTAACTGTTCTACCACCTTTTTTCTTGGTGCCTTTCTTGACATAGCCAGTCCAGCAGCTTATCTTGCCACCATTCTTTAATGATGTGCCATCTTTTTTTATAAGATGACCATTAGGTACAGGTGTTATCTTTGCCATTATAAACTATTTAAAAAACTTGTTGTAAGAGATGTCCAAGTTGATCCAGTTCTAACTTCTAATGAATTAATATTAATAAATGCAGAATAACCATCATCAGCGTTGATAAATGTACCACTAAATAAATATAAATTATTTACAGATCCTAATGCAGGAATAATTGTATTATGTAATATATTATAACTTGCAACTCTTATAAGCTCTGTAGCTTGAATCATATTCTCTGAATATGTATGAGTGTTATAATAAGCATAAGAAGCATAAACAATTAATGCAAGTTCATATCTTTGATAATTATTTATAAAAGGAGCATTTGTAGCTACTGGCGCTACACCATTTAATGTAATTGCATCAGCAATAGCTGTTGCTACAGCTCCACATGTATTGTCACTTGTTGCAGAACTCTTACCTCTTCTTAACATTCTACCTACATTATCATTAGCTGCAATAAGATCAGCTTGTTGTGTGATTCCTATGTGAGGCATGTTAATTAATAACAAAGGTCCATTCGTATTATTATCTGATGTAGTGTGACTTTGCCAAGCTTGTGCTCCTAATATCCCTGTATGAGGATATCCAGCAAGTCCACCACCCATAAATGGTCCAAGATAGTTATTTAATGCTGGAGGATTTTGACCTATGTTAAATATGTTAGCAAATTCAGAAGCGTTAACATCATCTGAACATGTTGTAGAATTTAAAACAGTATCATATGCATTAGCACCTAAACTATCAAGAAAACTTACTAAGCTATAAGCAACACTATTAGCTAATAAAGCATTTGGATATGTAGCATTAATCACTCCACTATAACTTTTAGTAGTTTTATTAAAATACTCTACAGGTTGCATTTCTTTCCAAATACCAACAGTAGGGGCGCTTTTATATAATGCAAGAGTTCCTGGTACTACATCACCATTTTTAAGAAACCTAGCGTATGGTTTTAAAGAATTATTTCTCATATTTATTTATTTATTTTTTCTTTTCTTAGCCATAGCCTTGAATGTCTTGGCAAGAGCTTTAGCCTTACCTGTACATCCAGGTTTAGTGATAGGAGTGCATTTGCCCTCTGTACCTCTACGCTTGATTGAGGCTGTTGCCTTCTGAATCCATTGCTTTGCCATACCTTCTAAATGTTACATTAGGTTTCACCCTAATATCTCTGTGAATGAATTGCCAGAGCTCCCCTGTGGCATTAATGATAACTGTATACATTGTATCAGTTTCGTGACCATATTCTGTAACAAGCCAAATGGTTCCATCACCTTTGGGTGTAGATACATCTATTCTGTTAACAGGCTCAAAGATCATGTTTTACTTCTTCTTTTTAGCACCCATCTTGGTAGCGCCAAGTTGCTTATCTTTTTTCAATACAGGCTTACCACTTTTTGTACCAGCTAATGTACGCTCTTGTACTTTAGTCCATGCACCTTTAGGGTCTACAGGTCCTTGACGTTTAGGTTGAGAACCTACACCTGCAGATAACTCACCCATCTTTTTCATTTTTGCCATTATTTTATAACTTTAATACCTTTGAGTTTTTTGATGATTTTATTAGCCTCATCTTCAGCCATTGTTACTATTTCTTCTGATTTTTTCTCAGCATCCCATTTATATAGGAGAAGAGCCATGTGCATTGTTTCATGCATTATAGCTGTCTTCTGTTCATCAGCACTATATCTTTTAAATGTGCCCATGTTTAAAAACAGAAAAGGTTTATAAGGAGCTTTAGCTGTTAGCCTTTTATCTGCTGGGTCATAATTAGTAAACCCATAGATGTATACACCATTACCTTTAGTCTTATCAACCTCTTCTGCTTGAGCATCTTTTAGATTTAGCCCATGCATTTCTTTAACCTTATAGTATTTGAATATGTCAGTGGCATCCTTACCAATCAGTAAGATGTACTTGCCCATATCAAATTCTCTAATGTTCATTTATTGTTCTGGATATTCAATAACTAGTCCTGTCTCAACAGCTTTGGCCATCACACTTTCAATAACGTCAGCAGCACTTGCTGCATTTAGTATAACTCTAGCCTCTGGCGTAGAAACAATTCCACGTAATGAGTTTAAGATCATTCCAAATTCATTACCTGAAAGAGTGAATTGGGCATCTTGATGCCAAGTGTACTTCTTTGAAGGGTCGTATGCAGGAACTACTGTAGCGCCTGTCTCATCGTCTTTTACTATGTGCATTTTATTTTTGGTTTAGTTTGAACAAATATAATCATCCCAAATCAATTTCAAAAGAAATAACTGCATTTGTTTTAATGCTCTTACTCATATTTAGTTTGATCTGAAATCTATTATGGAACTTAAAGAGTTCCTCTATTAACATGTTTGTATACATAGGAAGAGAAGGAGCGATTCTAAATGAATAATGATCAGGATGTTTTACAACTTCCATGGTAGATAATTCATCAACTGAATCTATAATGCCTTCTAGATGCGAGAAATATATTGCATCATTGTCAGCCATTATTTTTGGGAAGAATCTCTTCTCTACTTGCATTAAGACAAGGTTAATAGGTATTTAGTTTTAGCTGCCTCACCAGATAATGCATCAGCTAAGTTACATACATCATGATATGAGTTCTTCTCTCCATACATCTTTAATGATGATGCGAATGACATTATATCTGATACACATTTTTCAGCTGTGCAATCTATAAGAGGTTCTATTTTATAAGCTCCAGGTCTTTTACCTGTATAGCCCATAAGTTTCTCAATCAATCCATCTTTGAAATCATGTACATAATCATACAATGCTCCTGTGGATTGATGTTGTGCATAGCTTTTTGTTTGCCAGTGAGTCAGATGTAATTGCTCATGAAAGTAAGTAAGCTTAGCAGCGATACTCTCTAATGAGAGCTCGCTACCAGTTGCATTACTTAACATTTCTTCTGGAAATAATGATTTAGCCATTATGGTGTTATAAGAATTGTACCAGCCATTGCAGAATGGTATTGGCAATTATAATATAGCGTAGCAGGTGCACCAACTGGAACTACAAATGTTATTGTTCCACTATCTGTTCCATTATTAGTTACCCCAGTATTATATTGATTTGCTGTACCTGTTGAACTTACTGTTTTAATCCAGAATGGATGTCCAACTGCAGCTATAACAAATGTATATACTTCTCCTTCTACTAAACTCAATGTAGGATTTGCTACTCCATCTATTACATAATTTCCTGTACCATTATTAGTTACATTAAATGTATTTGGTGCTACAGTTGTAGTTGTTGTAGTAGTTGTAGGGGCATTTGTATAAACTTGCCATCCTTTAGCTTCTAAACTGTATATAGCTGTAATACCAGCACCTGTTGCAGCAGCACTTGTACCATCTTCCATGCTTACATATCCATTTATTACACCATTAGCATCTAATTGTTGTAATATAGTATTTACAACTGCAGGTAAAAGAGCAGTGCCATAAAGATTAGCATCGTTAATGTTTGATGCAGGTAATGTCACTGATGTTAAACCAGTGTTATTACTAAGATCAAAGCTTTCTAGTGCAGAAAGCATAGAAAGATCTAAAGCTCCTGTTATAAGACATTGATCCAGATCAAGGTTAGTCAAACTAGTAAGTCCTGCAAGGCTAGGAATGCCAGCTGAGAAATCACTATCGTCCAAACGAAGTTCTTCTAAAGCTGTACAACCAGATAGATTAACACTAGTTAAAGATGAATCACCACTAGCATCAAGTACATAATTATCACTTATATCTACATATAATAGATTTGCAAGTCCAGATAGATTTACTGTAGTTAGTGAATTCCAATCTGCATTAAAGTCTCGCAGATTGGGTAGGTTTTGTAAACCTGTTATTGATGTTATTACTGCTGCCATTTTTAGTTGTATTTAGTCGTTACCATAAAAGCTTAACTCTAGAACGTCCTCAGGAGTGTCAAAACAAATCCTAGCTGTGTATTGTGTACCCTGTTGAGGATATGTATGTGACTCTTCGTAGAATCCACCACCTCCTGAATCAGGATGTGTTGTACCATCACCCCAATCAATAGTGAAGTTGATAGGTCCTGTAGTGTTAAAGCTGAATATAAATTCTGTTGTTTCTGTTGTGTTTACAACAAACTCAATACAGTTTGAAGGAAGAGTAGGTGTACAACATTCTGTTGCTGGAATTTCTTGCCAGTTACCAACCTTAGGCTTAAATCTTTGTAAGATTAAGCTGCTTGGTACAATACGTCCTGTTCCATCGAAACGAACGTATGCTTTTAATTGATTATTGCTATTTGCCATGTTTTTATATTTTATATAGAGCACACCCTTTATGATGTGCTCTATTTATTTTTTAGTGTTTTAACAAGTGCCTGCAGTTCCTTGAATTTCACCAGTTCCTGGGAAACTACCTCTTGCCCATACTGTGCTTCCTGGTGTTCCAAGTCCAACACATCCACCACTAGGTGTATTGTTTATTATATATTGTGTAGTTAATGCTGTATCAGTATACAATATTACACCTACGCCTAATGAAGCAACACTTGTGTATAGAGTAACTAAAGGTGCTGTATTATTACAAATATTAGTTGTAGTTAAATTAGATTGATTAGTATAAAGATTCCAAGTGTAATATCCAGGGGCTACTGTTGTAGTAGTTGTAGTCGTACTAGTAGACGTAGACGTTGTAGTNGTAGTAGGTGCTACAGTAGTAGTTGTCGTTGTTGTAGTAGTAGAACAAGCTACATAGCTTTGGATAATATTTCCACTCATAGTGCAAACTTGATCCTCACCTTGGAAATATAGTCTAACATAATC